AAACGCCAAAAAGAACGCCGCACAGGAAGAGGATGAATTCAAGATTCCGGGTGTCCTGCTGGCGAAAGAATTTGTTGATCTCAACCGCGATATTTCCCAAAAGGCCCACACGGAATATGTCTTGAAGGGCGGGCGCGGCTCCACAAAGTCCTCTTTCATCTCGCTAAAAATTGTGGAGCGGATAAAAAACAATCCGCATATCCACGCGCTGTGCTGCCGGAAAGTGGCGAACACGCTGCGCGATTCCGTACAGGCACAAATCCAGTGGGCAATCACGGCGCTGGGCCTGGACGATGAATTTGATAGCACAAAGTCTCCGCTGGAGATTACATACACGCCGACAGGGCAAAAGATATTTTTCCGGGGAACCGATGAGCCGAAAAAGCTCAAATCAGTAAAAGCACCGTTTGGGTACATTGGCATCCTGTGGTTTGAAGAGCTGGATCAGTTTTCTGGCGATGATGAGTGCCGCAATGTGCAGCAGTCTGTAATCCGTGGCGGAGACGAAGCCTATATTTTCAAGAGCTTCAACCCGCCAAAGGCGAAAAACAACTGGGCCAACCAGAGCTTTGAAACGCCCAAAGAGACGCGCCTTGTCCACAGCTCTGATTACAGGTCCGTGCCTGCTGAATGGCTGGGAAGGACGTTTCTGGACGAAGCAGAGTATCAAAAAGAAATCAACCCAACCGCCTACGAACATGAATATCTGGGTATTCCCAATGGTAACGGTGGCATGGTGTTTGAGAATGTGGTTGCTGAAACAATCACAGAACAGCAGATTGGGGCATTTGACCGCGTTCTCAATGGCCTGGACTGGGGTTACTACCCTGACCCGTGGGCGTTCAACCGGATGCATTACGACGCTGCACGGAGGACGCTGTATATATTCGATGAGCTGACTGCCTACAAAAAGGGCAACCGCGAAACGGCGGATATGCTGTTGAAGGACCGCAAGCTGACCAGAGAGGATAGAATCACCGCCGACAGCGCGGAACCCAAGAGCGTGGCGGACTATCTCAAGTTTGGCCTGAAATGTTACGGGGCCGTGAAAGGCCCTGGCAGCGTGGACTACTCCATGAAGTGGCTGCAATCGTTGGTGAAGATCGTGATTGACCCAGTTCGGTGTCCGGATACGTACAAGGAATTTACCGAGTATGAGTATGAGCGGACGAAGGACGGGGAAATTATCAGCGGGTATCCGGACGCGAACAACCACCACATAGATGCAACGCGCTATGCGACCGAAACTATTTGGAAGAGGCGCGGGCAGTAAAGACCCGCTGCAATAACCGCCGCAGTTCGGAGTGTTGGAGGGAAGAATATGGGACGTAGAAGTGGAAGCGGGAAAGGCGGTATGCAATCCGCTGGGCTGGACTATTCTATCGTATGCCCCAAATGCCAGAAACCCGCGGCACGGCGCGAAGCGGATTTTGAACGTGGAATTTTCCGATATCTCCATTTTACAAAAACGGGCAGCAAGTGGCAGCAAGTGGCATAAAGTAGTCATGCTGTAAATGACAGGAGGTGAGCCACCGAATTGAACATCACATACCAAGACCTGCTATCTTGTGGCCAGGACGAACGCCGTCGCATGGACTTTATCCGTTCGGCGGTGAACCAGCACCGCAGCAGCGACATCTACGAAATAGCCGTTGCCGCCCAGAAATACTATGACGGCGAGAACCCGACTATCAACAAGTACGAAAAAATGCTCTATGACATGCAGGGCAGGGCGCATCGGGATATGTATACCGCCAACCACAAAATCGCAAGCCGGTTTTTTGGATTTGTGGTGGATCAGGCAAATAGCTATTTGCTTGGAAACGGCGTTACATTTCCTGATGGAACAGGCAAAAGGAGGCTGGGGAGCGATTTCGACCGGCAGGTGAGCCGCGCGGCGGAGTATGCCATGATCGGCGGCGTTTCCTTTGGATTCTGGAACCTGGACCACGTTGAGATTTTTGAAGTGACGGAGTTTGCGCCGCTCTATGATGAAGAAAACGGCGCATTGCGGGCCGGTGTCCGGTTTTGGCAGCTGTCGGCAGATAAGCCAATGCGGTATACTCTGTACGAAAGCGATGGCTACACAGAATATATGCAGGACAAAGGGCGTGACATGGAGGTCCTGCATCCAAAGCGGCCCTATGTATTGCGTGTGACTGGTTCGAAGGCAGATGCCGACAAGGATAAAATTTACCACGGCGAAAACTATCCGTCTTTTCCGATCGTGCCGCTGAAAAACGACCGGCATTGCAAATCTGAACTGGTTGGCAGACGCAGCACGATTGATGCGCTGGATTTGTGCTGCTCCAATATGGTCAACAATGTCGATGAGGGCAACATCATCTATTGGGTGCTGACCAACTGCGGCGGCATGGACTATGTGGACGCGGAAAAGTTCTTGGATGCTGTGAGAAAGTCACATGTTGCGTTTATGGATGATGCCACAGACGGTGCACACGCCGAACCGCACACCATTGAAGCGCCTTATGTCGGGACACAAACGGCGATTGATATGCTGGAAAAGAAGCTGTATCAGGACTTTCAGTCATTTGATGCATCTGCTGTTACGGCTGGAAATCAGACAGCAACGGCAATCAAGGCCAGCTATGTGCCGCTTGACCTGAAAACGGACAAGTTTGAGCGGCAAGTGACGGAGTTTATTTCCGGTATTCTTGCTTTGGCTGGCATTGACGGAGAGCCTACATACACAAGGAACCAGATTATCAACAAATCAGAAGAAATTCAGTCTGTTTTGATGGCTGCGCCGTATGTGACACAGGAATATTTGACCCGTAAACTGCTGACCATCCTGGGAGACGCTGACATGGCGGAGGACATTCTAAAGCAGATGGCGGCGGACGATTTGGGCAAGTTCGACGGCAACGCCAATGACATCGCAGACACCGCCACGGACACGCCGACCACAGATGAGGCCATAGATGCCGCAGAGGAGGCCGTTGGCAAGACGCTGAACGGCTCCCAGACCTCCAGTCTTATCACGGTGATTAAGGGCCTGAAAAGCGGCGATATCACCGAAGGACAGGCCGTGCGGATTCTGACGACCTCCATCGGCGTGACGCGGGAGGAAGCGTTGGCGATTATAAGGGGTGAGTAATGATGGATGAATATATCAAGAAAGCGGCGGTTATAAACGCCCTGATAGACGTTGAAAATCGCGCAAACAGAGATGAGAGCAATTATAAGAAATCCGGCGTTTCGCTGTACCGTGATTTGTGTGAGACGGAAATCTCCATAGGCAAAATGCCTGGTGCCGACGTTGCCCCGGTGGTGCATGGGCAGTGGGTTGATAACGGTATTCCCGGCTCTATGTTGAGCGGGTGCTCAGAGTGCGGATTTACTTGCGGAGCATACAGTTTCAACTACTGCCCACATTGCGGAGCTAAAATGGATTTGAGCGATAATGAAACGCAAGCCTGACCCCGCCCACGCCCGCACCGACCGTGAACTTGCCGCCCTTGAAAAGCGCATCACCTACAACAAGGAAGAGGGTGCTTTTATGGAAATGAATGAATGTCTTAGAGTATGTCCGTTTTGTGGAGCACTTGCGAAAATAGAAGATGTAAAGCAAGTCAAAACAGGGAAGCCACAATTTGCGGCAGTTTGCCAAAAATGCGGCTGTCGAGGAAGGGCGTTTAAACCATTCACAACCACCGGGAAGCACGCGGCTCAATGCGCAAAAGAGGCTATTGATAAAGCAATTATGTCATGGAACACCAGAATATAAGGATATTGCGAAACATGAAGCCTGACGAGGCCCACATGTGGACAGACGAAGAACTCTCCAAGCTGGAACGGCGCATTGCCGCCGAATACAAAAAGGCCGATGACGAGCTGCAAAAGAAAATCGACTCCTACTTCGCCTCCTTTGCCAAGCGGGACGCAGAGCAAAAGGCCCTGATTGGCACCATCGTCAACGGCATGGAGTACACCCCTGAGGACTATAAGCAGTGGCGGCTTGCGCAGATAGGGCGCGGCAAACGCTTCGAGGCCCTGCGGGACCGGGTCGCGGAGCGGATAACCGGCGCAAATACCGTCGTCGCCGCCTACATAAATGACCAGTCGCCGGGGATATACAGCCTGAACCGCAACTATGCCGCCTACACCATCGAAAACCAGGTGGGCGCGGATGTAGGATTCAACCTCTGGGATGAGCAGGCCGTCCGCCGCCTGATTGTGGAGCAGCCGGACATCATGCCGTACTACCCGCCAAAACGCGCCGTGAATCGTGGCATCGACTTGGCATACGGGAAGCGGCAGATTACAGCGCAAATCACCAGCGGCATTTTGCAGGGTGAGAGCATCAAACACCTTGCCGACCGGCTCCAGAAGAAGATCCCCGACATGAACCGCAACAGCGCCATTCGTGCGGCCCGTACCGCCGTGACCGGCGCACAGAACGCCGGGCGGCTGGACAGCTACTTTCAGGCAGAGCAAATGGGAATACACCTGAAAAAGCAATGGCTGTCCACGCTGGACAACCGGACGCGGCATGCGCACCAGCTGCTTGACGGGCAGACACAGCCCATTGAGAGGCCGTTTCAGTCGGAGTTGGGAGAAATCATGTATCCGGGCGACCCGTCTGCTGTGCCTTCCAACGTATATAACTGTAGATGTACGCTTATTGCAGACGTAGAGGGCGTTGATACAGGCGACGCCCTGCGGCGGGACAGATGGGGCGTACTGCCCAACATGACGTTTGCCCAGTGGGAGAACCATAAACGTGGAGAGGGGTATTTACAAAAATGAAGGATAAAATTGAAATAAAACTGAAAGAGTGCTGTTTGACGTGCGAGCACTTTATGCCGGATGGAATTATTGGCCTTGTGTACGGTTCACCGGACACAAAAAGAGAAATTTCTTGCGGTCATATGCCTGTATGCAAGAAATATTTGGAAACGGAGTAGCAAAAAATGAAAAAAACGGTTATTTTTGAGTTTCCGAACGATTTTCGGTTCCCGGAAAAATGGGGGTTTCCGCAGTGTGATGGTTGCCCGTTTGATATATCCATGGATGATGAACCGCTGTGTTTTCTGACTGGGGACAGTGATTGTTGGCCGTCTGTGTACGATAAGAGCAAGGGTGGATTCGTCCGTTTGCCGCACCCGAATTGCCCGTTCTACGGTGGTGCGGATACTGTAAATTACGATGACTATCCATATCGACCTGACTGACAACACCGCCCTTACCAGAGAGGCGATACAGGCCGCATGTGCGCGGGCGCTGGAAGAATGCGGCTTGACGGCGGAAGGGTATGCAAAAAATCTGTGCCATGTTGATACTGGCAACCTTCGAAACAGCATCACGCACCAAGTCGATATTTCCGAACTTCTGTGCAGGATAGGAAGCAACAGCGAGTACGCCGTGTACGTGGAGCTGGGGACAGGTATCTACTACCCCGGAGGCCGTCAAACGCCGTGGGTATACCAGGACGCTCATGGCAACTGGCACCTGACGAACGGTCAGCGGGCGCAGCCGTATTTGAAACCGGCGGTGGCGGACCATGTGCAGCAGTATAAGGGGATTATTGAGAGGGAATTGAGAGATGGATGAGAAAAAATGCGTACAATCGCTGGACCATTACGAGGAAGAAGATAAAAAAGAACCGATTGGCCCGATGGCGGTTGACGATGTTTGCTGGATTGTGAATGATCTGCTTGAAAAATTTGTGTGAGAGAGGTCGGCCCTGGAAACGCGCTGGCCGCGCCTTTCCAAGTCAATACGCTTTAGAGAATAAAAAGGAGACCACCATGCAAGTAACCTACAAAGGATTCACCGGGGGACTGGTGAAGTTGGAGCGTACCTCTGTAGATGTGACATTGCGCATTTCTATTATTGGGATGCCGACGCAACAGAGCGACAGTTGGAACTATAATCTCTCCATTTACGACAGAGAGAAGCATGTCACCCACTCCTTCACCGGCGTCAATCTGGAGGATGTGAAGTTTTACGGCGGGGCGGTGACGTTCGGTGGGTGAGAAGACTGCCAAACCCGTCCCCGCCGCTACCGTGGACGACCTCCCCCTCATCAACGCCATTATCGCCAAAGGCGACCGGGCGGAGGTAGGTCCGGGGCCAAACGGGACGGTGAAAATCTCCCGCGTCAAGAGGGTCATTGTAAAATCCGGGCGGTGAAAGGTCCGTCCGAAAGCTGAAAGGGAGCTATAAAAATGAGCAAAAAATTGAAGGTTACCATCAACGAGACTGAAATCCTGGTGAAGGAGTACCAGGGGCAGAGGGTTGTTACCCTCAAGGAAATCGACACGGTGCATGAGAGGCCAGATGGTACGGCCCGCAGGACTTTTCACAGCAACAAAAAGCACATGATCGAAGGGACTGATTACTTCGTACGAAATCCGTCCGAAGCCGCAAATGAGTTTGGAATCATTGCTCCTAGTGGGCTGGTGCTTATGACCGAGTCCGGCTACCTGATGCTGGTAAAATCTTTCACGGACGATCTTGCCTGGGCAGTTCAGCGGCAGCTGGTCAACGTCTATTTCCGCTCCACGCCGGAGCAGCGCCGGGAGGCCGCAAAGGCCGCGCTGGCCGAGGCGAAGCTGAACAACAGCCGCGCCCGGCTTGCCGCCGAGTGGAGGAAGCTGGCGGAGCTGAACCCGGTCCCGGAATACAAGCAGATTTGCGCCCACTACGCCAGCGCCGCGATGGCGGGCCGGGAGGCGCTCCCCCTGCCGGAGGTGCAGGAGCGTACATACACCGCCGAGGAGGTGGGGCGGATGCTGGGGGTCAGCGGGAATAAAATCGGGCGCATCGCCAACGAGCACCGCCTGAAAACGCCGGAATACGGCGTGGAGGTCTGGGACAAGTCCCGCTACAGCGCAAAGCAGGTCCCGGCCTGGAGGTACAACGAAAAGGCTGTGTCCCGGCTGCGGGAAATACTCAGCAACAACTGAATGACGAACACAGCGGCAAACGGTCCGCTGGAAATGAAAAAATCTTTACTACGCTTCAATAAAATGGTATACTTTTTTGAGGTGATTTGTAATGGATGCGAAAAAACCAGGAAGAGAAGAAATATTAAGTGTACTCAAATATATCGACGATTTTGTCAAAAATATCAAAGGTGGAGACAGCTATTGGATAGCGCCGAACGGAGAGGAATTTACCGTTGATGTAGGATATGGAATTGAGTTTTGGAACCAGATCAGCGATTATCTGAGACGGCAAGAAGAAAACTAAATACCGTTTGGCATCGGTAAGCGTTCCGATGTAACGACCGAAAGGGGTCAACTAGCTACGATTTGTAGTTGGTTGGCCTCTTTTTCTTTTGGTAAAACCCGCGAAAGCGGTTTTTATACAACGTTCGCCCCCAAAGAACCGGGGCCAAAGAAAAGGAGAACGAACATGGCACTGACAAGAAAATTTCTCAAAGCATTGGAAATCGACGGTGACAAGGCGGATCAGATTATCGAAGCCCACACGGAGACCATCGACGGGCTGAGAACCAGCCTTGATGCCGCACAGGCCGATGCGAACAAGCTGCCGGAAATCCAGAAGCAGTTGGAGGCGGCACAGGCGGAACTGGAGGCTGCGAAGAAAGACAGCTACAAGGTGAAGTACGAGGCCATCAAAGAGGATTTTGAGACCTATAAGGCCGAACAGGCCAAAAAGGAGAGCCGCAGCGCGAAGGAAACCGCGTACCGGGCGCTCCTGAAACAGGCGGGGGTCAGCGACAAGCGCATTGAAACGGTTCTGAAATGCAGCAACGTGGACGGCGTGGAGCTCAACGACAAGGGAGAGATCGCCGACGCGAAGGACCGGCTGAAATCCATCAAGGATGAGTGGGCCGATTTCATCGAGACAACGGAGGTCAAAGGCGCTGTGACGCCGAATCCTCCTGTCAACGCCGGAAACGTCGGCGGCCCCACAATGACCGTCGAGGAAATCGACAAAATCAAGGATACCAGAGCCAGACAGGCCGCAATGGCGCAGAATCTGGAACTTTACGGTATCAAATGAAAGGAGTAAACAATGGCTACCGTAAACACAACGGCTGAAACCAATCTCATTACGCAAGAGCAGATGAAAAGGGTCCGCGAGGTGGACTTTGTCCGGCAGTTCCAGCACAACAGCCTTGCTAAGCTGCTGGAGGTGCTGGGCGTCGCCCGGCGCATCCCTATGATGGAGGGAACCACCCTGTACTACTACACCACCACCGGCGAGCTTCAGGACGGCAAGGTGGCTGAGGGTGAGATCATCCCCCTGAGCCAGTACGAGACCACCAAGACACCGATCGGCGAAATCAATCTAAATAAGTGGCGCAAGGCCGCCAGCGCTGAGGCCATCAAGAAGTCCGGCTACAACGCCGCCGTCCGCGACACAGACGCGGCGCTGCTGCGGGATGTCCAGGTGGGCGTCCGGAAAAGCCTGTTTGATTTCATGAACGGCACGATCGCCAGCTCTACCACTGTGACCGGGGACGGCCTTCAGGCCGCACTTGCCGCCGCGTGGGGCCAGCTCCAGGTGAAGTTTGAGGACGACACTACACAGCCTGTCTATTTCCTGAACCCGCTGGATGTGTCCACCTATCTGGCGAACGCCAACATCACCACGCAGACCGCCTTCGGGATGAACTACATCGAGGACTTCCTTGGCCTGGGCACGGTGATTATCTCTTCCCGCATCACGCAGGGTACCTTCGTGGCGACGGCGAAGGAGAACTTCATCATGTACTACCTGACCATGAACGGCGATGTAGCCAATGCGTTTGGCCTGACCGCCGACGAACTGGGTCTGATTGGCATCAACAGCGGCTACCGCAACGAGGAACGCGCCCAGATCGAGAGCCTTGTCATGAGCGGCATTCAGATTCTGGTTGAGTACGCAGAGGGCGTTGTCAAGGGCACCATCGGCGGCGGCTCCGGCGCAAGCGTAGAACCCTCCGCCGCTCCTGCCAAGACCGCCAGCAAGTAAGGAAGGAGGCGGCGTGATGCTGGAAGCAGTTTTGAAGGAAACAAAAAACTGGTTCATCGTTCCGGGCGGTATCCATACCGGCACTTTCACCATAGAGGACGGCAGCATCACGCTGCCATTCCTCCGGGACGGCCAGTATTTCCGCATCTGCGGCAGCGTGTTCAGCGACGGCCTGCACCAATACGGCCCGGCGATGGAGTACCTGCCGGACGAAACTTTTGACGGGTCCGTCTGGGCGCTGGCTATCCCGAAAGCCGTAGTGGAGCTGGCCGGGGAGATTGCCGCATGGCAAGAGAAGTACGGGGCGGTCATTGATAGTCCGTACACCAGCGAGAGCTTTGGCGGCTATTCGTATAGCAAGGCAAGCGGCGCTGGTGATATCGCCGGTTCCGGTGGCTGGCAGGCGGCGTTCCGGGCGCGGATGAACCCGTACAGAAAACTAAAGGAGTTTTGAGCATGAAAAAATACAACACAATCGAAATCGCTTTCAAAAGTGGTCACTCCGCCGTGTGGGAGGCAGACAAGGGCGAATGGGATGACTACTCCTACGACGGAAAAGTGTTCATCGTCAAAAAGAACGGTGGCTGGGTTGGCATCTACAACATGGACAGCGTAATCAGTGTGGTAGTGAAATAACAGGAGGGTCGCAGAATGAGCCTTTTGGATTCCTTCTACAAAAAGTACACCATCATGAACGAAACCACCGTGGATGACCCCGAGGGCGGCTGGGTGACCGGCTGGACGCCGGGGGCCACCGTAGAAATGGCCCTGGATGACCCCACGCAGACACAAAAGATGATTGCCCAGGCTCAGAAAATCGAGGTCATCCAGAACGCCCTGTTCCCCGTAGGGACGCCGGTGAAGCTGGGAACCTACCTGCGCCGGGTGGGCGATGAAACGGCGGTCTATCTGGTGCAGTCCAAGCCCGTTTCGGCCCCCGGTCCTGCTGGCATCCAAGTCATGAAAGCGGACGTGATTGAAACGAGGCTGCCGACATGACCAAAGAAGCGGCCCTCAAGCGGTTTTTCGGCGGCTTTGATATTGCGGCCTATCCGTCTACCTCTGTCCCTAATGATGCGGTTTTCCCGTATCTTGTCTACGATTTTCCGATAGACGCCTTTGATGGAGGAGAAGTAAGCGGCACCGTCAACCTGTGGTACTTCACCACACAGGAGGGCCCGCCCAATGCAAAGGCCAGGGAGCTGTCCGAGGTAATTGGCATGGGCGGAAAGCTGCTGCCCTGCGATGGCGGGTACATCTGGCTCAAGCGCGGAACCCCGTGGTGCCAGTCGCTGAGTGATGACACTGATAAAAACATTAAACGCCGTTACATTAATGTCGCGGCTGAATATCTGACAGAAAATTAAGAAAGGAAGTGCAAAATGGGAAAATTCACTGTTATTCCTTCGAATACATTCCCTGGACTGCAAATGGACGCCGGGGTTCTTCTCAAGACGTTTAACCCTGAAACCGGCGATGCGCCAAAGGACGAAGACATCATCTGTGCCACCACCGGCGGCATCAACCCCACGTGCGTCCCTACATACTCCGACCTGGGAGAGGATGTGGACAATTGCCCCACCAATATGAAAGAGCTGAAGCATCTGGACGGCTGGGAGTGCAAAATGGCGTTCACATCGCTGGGCATGTCCCCGGAGCTCATTCGGATGGCCCTGGGCGCGGCGGACATCAATGCCACTACCGGCGCAATCGTCCCCAGGCGCGACCTGAAGCAGACAGATTTCACAGACATCTGGTGGGTGGGCGATATGGCCAACGGCGGCTATGCGGCTATCCAGCTGAAAAACGCACTGTCTACCGCCGGATTCTCTCTCCAGACCACAAAGGCGGGCAAGGGGCAGGTTGCTGTCGAGCTGACCGGCCACGTGTCCATCAATGACCAGGATACCATGCCGATGGTCTTTTACAGCACCGGTCCTGCCGAAGACGAAGGGACGGAGGCCGCTTAATGAAACTGTCTGAACTGACCACCGACCGCGCCCTGGACGTGCTGTGTGAGCTGACGCCGCACATCTACAGCATTACGTCCGACAAAAACATTGTTGATTCTGTCAGCAAGGTTGTCCGGGCAGACCTTGACAATACGAGCCTCTACGGCCAGTACATGATAATTGCTGACCGTGTTGTCGAGGTGCTGCCGCTGCTGCTCAAAAATCATCGGGCGGACGTATACGGAATCCTGTCTGTGCTGAACGAAAAGCCTGTTGACGAAATCCGCGCACAGCCCGTCCGGGACACCATTCGGCAGGTGCGGGAGGCGTTCCGGGATGAGGACCTGCTTTCTTTTTTCAGATCGTCCGCGCGGCAGGGGCAGAACGAACCCTCTGCGCCCTCTGCGGAATCCCCCGCGTTGGAGTAAGGGCCATTCTGGCCCTGCTCCCGGCGGTCATCAAGCGGGACATTGACCGGCTGTCATTTGAAGTCTACGTAACCGATACGCTGCAAGCTATAGCAGAAAACACGGCCATTCCTGCCGCAAGTTTTACGGGCGGCAAGCACGGCAAGGCAATGTCGCTCCGCTGGGCCGACAAAGACAAGCCTAAACCGCCGGAGGATACCCGTACGGCGGAAGAAATCATTGACCACATCAAAAAAGGACTTGGGGGGGTGAGCTGACGTGGACTTAATGGAATTGGTGGCTAGCATACGTATCAATCTGGACGAGTTCGACCGTGGGCTTAACTCCGCCAGCACCAAATTCAAGTCGTTTTCGGACAACCTGAGCAAAGTCGGCTCCAACATGAAAGACCTGCTGTCCCCCGCGGTGGACGGGTTCAAGGCCGTGGAGGGCGTGGGGCAGACGGCGGCGGGCGCCATTAAAAAGGGACTGGCAGGCTTTGCCGCCGCCGCTACCGCTGTTGGCGGGTTCGGCACGGCGGCGGTGAAGTCCGGCATGAGCTTTGATAGCACTATGTCGAAGGTTGCTGCAACCGTTGGCTGGACAACAGACGAGCTTCATGACCAGACATCTATAGCAAGCGCAGAGTTCAGTGAGCTCCGAAAAAAGGCGCTTGAAATGGGTGCAACAACTCAGTTCAGCGCGTCAGAAGCCGCAGATGCACTTACATACATGGCGATGGCTGGTTGGAAAACGGATGACATGCTGGGCGGCATCAAAGGGATTATGGACCTTGCTGCTGCATCTGGAGAAGATTTAGCGTCTACGTCTGATATTGTCACCGATGCACTGACGGCGTTTGGTTTGTCTGCTGGTGACAGTGGGCATTTTGCTGATATTTTAGCCGCAGCTTCTAGCAATGCGAATACCAATGTCAGCATGATGGGTGAAACATTTAAATATGCAGCGCCTGTTGCTGGCGCTCTTGGTTACACGGCGGAAGATACCGCTTTGGCAATCGGCTTGATGGCTAACAGCGGCATAAAGGCATCTCAAGCCGGTACTACGCTTCGCGGAATGCTCACAAGACTTGCAAAGCCAACAAAGCAATCTATTGTTGCAATGGAAGAACTTGGGATAAGCCTGGACGACGGCGAAGGGAATATGAAATCCTTCAAAGAAATCATGGACGACCTCCGTTCTGGATTTGGAGAGTTAATGATTCCGCAAGGTGAATTCAGCGATAGATTGTCCGATTTGAACGGAAAACTTGAAAGCGGGGAAATTAAGCAAAAAGCCTATGATGCGGAAGTAGAGAGACTGATTGGCCTTGCTTATGGGGCAGAAGGAGCCGAAAAAGCAAAATACGCCGCTATGTTAGCTGGTCAGGAATCTATGTCCGGGTTGTTAGCCATTGTGTCTGCCGCCCCAGAGGACTACGAAAAACTGACACAAGCCATCTATGAGTGCGACGGTGCCGCTGCACAGATGGCGGCTACCATGATGGACAATCTTGCGGGCGATATGAAATACTTTGAAAGCGCTCTGGAGTCCCTGCAAATCGCCATATCCGACGCATTG